TGATGACAAACGTATTGGTAAAGAAAGGATATCTGTGTTTGTAGTTAAACAGTTTGATAAAAAAACTGATGATTATAATCAAAAAGTTTTAAAAGAGGAGTCACCTTACTAATGAAAACAATAGTACTAGGACCACCAGGTACAGGTAAGACTACAACTTTGTTAAATAAAGTTGATGACTATCTAAAGCAAACTGATCCTGACAAGATAGGTTATTTTGCATTTACACAGAAAGCTGCACACGAAGCAAGAGACAGAGCAATTAAAAAATTTAATCTAACAGAAGATGATCTACCATACTTTAGAACACTACACTCGTTAGCATTTAGAAGACTTGGAATAAAAAAAGATCAAGTAATGCAGCAAAGACATTATAAAGATTTAGGTAGTAAGATAGGTTTTCCTGTAACATACGCACAGTATCAAGAGGATCAAGGAAATGTATTTAGTTCTGACAGTGAATATTTAAGAATTATTCAACTAGCACAACTTAGAAATATTACACCAGAACAGCAGTTTGATTTACATGAACACACACAAGACTTAGAAAGAAGCACACTTAGAATTATACACAATGAATTAAAAAGATATAAAAAAGATTATACTCTTATAGATTTTAACGACATGATTTTAGACTTTACAAAATCAGATAAGTCACCAAACTTTGATGTAGTATTTATAGATGAAGCTCAGGATTTATCACTGATGCAATGGGACATGGCTAAATCCATTTGGAATAAAACAAAAGATTCTTTTGTGGCTGGAGATGATGATCAAGCAATATACAAGTGGGCTGGAGCAGATGTAGATTCTTTTATAGCACTAGAAGGACAATACTTACCATTAACACAATCATTTAGAATACCTGCTAAAGTGCATGGATTAGCCATGGGTATTATCAATAGAATTAAAAATAGAATAGATAAAACTTGGGAGCCTAGAGTTAGTCAAGGTAGTTTACACAGACATTTTGATGTTGAAAGTATAGATATGTCTACAGGTGATTGGTTAGTTTTAAGCAGAACTAGACATATGTTAAATGACATAGGTGAGTCTTTGTACAGACAAGGTTTTTATTATAAAAATAGATACAAAAGAAATACAGAAAAAGAAATACATCAAGCAGCTACATCTTGGGAACATTTAAGACAAGGACAGTTGGTGTCTTATAAAGAAATAGAAAATATAATTAAATTTATGGGTCCTAAAAATTGGCATGCTAAAAAAATAAAAGGTATGGCCAAAGGATCTTTTTATGGAATAGATCAACTCGTAAGTGATTATGGTCTACAAGTTAAGACAGTTTGGTATGAAGCATTTGACATTGCAGGTCAAACTAGAGTAAACTATTTAAGGAAGATGAGAAAGAATGGTGAAAAATTAAACGAAGCACCCAGAATTGAACTATCTACTATACATGCAGCGAAAGGTGGAGAAGCAACTAATGTTGTATTACTGACAGATCTTACAGAAAATACTATGCGAAGTTATGAGAGAAATCCTGACGACGAGAATAGATTATTTTATGTAGGTGCAACACGAACAAAAGAAAATTTACACATAATAGAACCAAAGAAATATGAGAAAGGATACATACTATGACCAACAGTGAAATATTTAAGAAATCAGTTTATGATTCTTTAGATAACCAGGTAGGCGGTAAACACTACCGAAACATGAAAATACAACCTGCAGAATTTATTAATGAGAATAAATTATTATTTGCGGAGGGCAATGCTATAAAATATATTTGCAGACACCAATCAAAAGGAAAAAGACAAGACATTGAGAAAGCAATACACTATTTAGAAATGATATTAGAAAGAGATTATGCCGAGTAAAAGTATTATTAAAAAAACAATAGAGATTGATAAACATCTATTTGAATTAGAAATATACCCCAGACTAGTTTCTTGGGAAGTGTTTCCACAAGACCATGATGCAGCTTTATATGCATTTAGTAACAAAGACACATTAAATAAAACAATAGAAACCAACCACATATACGAGAAAAGGAAAAAATGACATGCAGATACCTTTGTTCAAACCACAAACCGAATGGCTACCACCGGAAAATTTTCCAGACCTATCTAAGTATGATGAAATTGCAATAGACTTAGAAACTAAAGACCCAGACCTAATGAAGATGGGGTCAGGATCTGTAGTTGGTAGAGGTGATGTTGTAGGAATAGCTGTGGCTGTTACAGGCTGGTCAGGATACTATCCTATCGCTCATGAAGGTGGTGGTAATATGGATCGTAAAAAAGTTTTAAAATGGTTTCAAGGTGTATTAGATACACCTGCAGATAAAATATTTCACAACGCCATGTATGACGTGTGTTGGATTCAAGCGCTTGGTCTAAGTGTTAGCGGTAAAATTGTGGACACGATGATTGCTTCGGCCCTAGTTGATGAAAATCAAATGCGCTATGACTTAAACAGCTGTGCTAAACGATACACCGGCAAGACAAAAAGTGAAAGCGATTTATATGCTGCAGCTAAAGATTGGGGTGTTGACGCCAAGGCAGAAATGTATAAACTACCTGCCATTTATGTAGGTTCCTACGCAGAAAAAGATGCAGAGATAACGTTAGAGTTATGGCAAGAACTTAAAAAAGAAATATTACACCAAGATATACAATCTATTTTTGATATGGAGACCGAATTGTTTCCTTGTCTGGTAGCGATGAAATTTCTTGGCGTGAAAGTGGACGTTCAAAAAGCTCATACAATGAAGCAAGAGCTATCGCAACAAGAAGCCACGTTAATCCAAACAGTAAAAAAAGAAACAGGAGTAGATACTCAAATATGGGCTGCACGATCGATCGCACAAGTGTTTGATAAATTGAAACTAGACTATGATAGAACTGAGAAAACATCGGCACCTTCCTTTACTAAAAATTTTTTACAGAATCACCCCCACCCAACAGTGAAACTAATTGCCCAGGCCCGTGAAATAAACAAAGCCCATACCACTTTTATTGATACCATACTGAAGCATTCTCACAAGGGTAGAATTCATGCTGATATTAACCAACTTAGATCAGATAATGGCGGAACTGTGACAGGCAGATTCTCGTACTCAAACCCAAATTTACAGCAAATTCCAGCTAGGAACAAAGACCTTGGACCACGGATCAGGGCGTTATTTGTGCCCGAGGAGGGCCATACATGGGGTTGTTTTGACTATTCTCAGCAAGAGCCTAGGCTGGTAGTGCATTATGCAGCTTTACAGAATCTCTATGGAGTGGGCGATGTATTGGACGCGTATCATGAGGGAGACGCGGATTTTCATACGATCGTTGCTGATATGGCAGAGATACCTAGATCGCAGGCTAAGACCATAAATCTTGGCCTGTTCTATGGTATGGGTAAAAATAAGTTACAAGCAGAACTAGGTGTATCTAAGGATGTGTCTGATAGTTTGTTCAGGCAGTATCACAACAGAGTACCATTTGTAAAACAACTGATGGACAATGTCATGAGCAGAGCACAAGATTCCGGTCGAATACGTACATTACTAGGTCGACTTTGTCGTTTCCATTTATGGGAACCTAATCAATTTGGTATACATAAGGCATTGCCACACGATCAAGCGCTCTTGGAACACGGACCAGGGATCAAGCGAGCTTATACATACAAAGCATTAAACAAATTAATACAAGGATCAGCAGCTGACATGACAAAAAAAGCTATGATAAGTTTATATAGAGAGGGTATCATACCGCATATACAAGTACATGATGAACTTGATATATCTGTTGAGAGTCCTGAGCATGCACAAAAGATAAAAGATATCATGGAAAATGCTGTTGACTTAGAAGTACCTAACAAGGTAGATTATGAATCAGGCCCTAATTGGGGCCAAATAAAATGATAAAATATGTCTTACTTAAATGCTAATATTCCTGTACAATACGCGCAAATAAAAAAGGAGTATTTATATGACCTTACCAGACATGTGGGAGAAGTTGAAGACTGTATCATCTTCGGTATTACATCACTTACAGGTCGCGCTATCTTATTTCACGCGATCATGGAGAACGGTGCAGTATTTTATCGCCTGCCAATTAGCGCGTTTATTCAGCGAGGATTTGAAAGATCACGAGTCCCCGAACAACGTTTGGATGAATTGGAGCTTTGGAATTCTTTCAGTTATTATCCTGCTATTACTACTTGGGATATTTTAACAGCTTCATCCGGCAAATACATAGGAAAAGACAAGAAATGGCACCATGGTAAATACTTATTTACCGTTGACTGGGGTCATCCAGATGCTAATATACTGAACTCTGATCATTCAGAAATACCGCATGAGCATAAGTGCGCACACATAATTGCGTTAAATAACGGCAACTATGCAGCACAACCAAACAACAGATGTATATGGGATCTGCCTTCGTTTACTGTGAAGGACAACATTCCTGACTGGAAAGTACAAACTTCAGAATGGAATGTAGAAGATACCGGCGCATGGAAAACAGAAGATACTGATAAGTTCTTCTATGAAATTGAGGAAAAGAAAAAATGAGGTATTGTTATGAATTATTATGCAACAGGTTTATTGATAATAATGTTAGTAGTATTAGCTTTATGTGGGGGACCAAGTGTCCAATAAACCACTAAACATATCAGAGTCTGCAGCTGTGCAGATGCCTATGAAGACGGTAGCATCACTAATAATTTTAGTTGGAATGGGTGTACTTGGATATACAGAGCTGACGGCGAGGTTAGTATCGTTAGAGACTTCACGTGAGTTGTTTGAGAATGATTTGCTTAAAAAAAGTGAGCAAGTCCCTACGGATCAGGAACAACATTTTTTAATTGAAGATTTGTACAAGACTGTCGAGAAGATGGAAGAAACTCAAGAAATGAATATGACTAACAAAGTAAACATAGAATTTTTAAGAGAGCAGTTAGATAAAGCATTAGAAGATATTGAAGGATTAAAAGATAAGGTACGAGAAAATGGAAAGAGTTACTAGAAAAGTTGTACAATATCTAAATGATATGGAAAAGAAAGCCAAACAAATGAGCTTTATTAAAAATTTAAAAAAAGAAGTTGAAACTGGCAAGCATGGTACACAAAAATATGTGTTAAAGCAAGGGCCTAACAAGGGTAAGACGGTATGATAGTTGAAGGAGTGGTAGCTCTTTGTATGTTTATTCAAGGAGAGCTGAAGGAACACAGAATACAACCTGCAATGAGTGATTGCTTAAAGGGTAAGCGTGTCGCAGAGCGTGATAAGACTGATTCTATTGATTATAAATGCGGAAAAGTAAAAGCAGAACTCGAGTCTAATATTGATGGTAGTAAAACGATCAAAAAGATTATAGAAGAGTAGTATGGTTAAGGTATCGGCAGAAGTTGTAAATGGTAAATGTCCAACATGTAGTGAACTTACTATGTTAGTTGGTTTAACTCCTGAATTGTATAGATGTATGAATTGTGGCTCAGATCTACAACAACACGTCAATGGTAAAATAACTTACCTACCTGTCATGAATGCACCAGCAGATGGTGCTACACCTTTTGTAAAAGAATGGAAAGATGGCTAAACAAAGTTTTAAGTTCTTTACACCCCGTGATAAACCCAAGAAACGTGGACCACGGCAACATAAAAAAAATCTCAACAAAAACGAAAAACGTCAAAAAAAGATGAAGAGATACAAAGGCCAGGGTTGACAAACATCCTCTGATATCCTATATATAGGATATGAAAGAAAAAACATTAACAATAACAAGCAACAACATTAGTCAGAAACAATGGTCTAATCTTATATTAGAACTTAATCTGATTAAAAAATCTTGGGCTAATTATGCAACGTTAAACATAAAGTGTCCTGGTATTAAAAAGATCATAGCACACGGAACACGGACCAACTTTAAGGAGGACTAGTGGACCTAATAATTCTAAATGATGGATTGTATCAGTTGATACCTGTTACAAAAAAAATCATGGAAGGCATTATTATAACTTCTGACGTAGATTGTTTTGCTTTGTGTGATATTTTAAGACTCAAGTTAACAGGGTACGTAGACTCTATTAACTTACATATCATGAACGATGGAAGTGGTTACTTCTATGGTTGTATGTGTAGATAGACCTATCCTAAAGAGGGAAAAATAAGGATAGGTTATTGTGGTGAGATTTATGTATTTTATAGACTTACGTTTCTGGTGTCAACTCTTCCTTACACATCCAACGGGTAAATAATTTATAGTCTTCAACTGTTTCTCGAGGCGTTTCTGCAAATATTAACTCATAACTTAGACCATAACCATCTTGCATACATTTATAATAAGTATCATAAGCTTTTGGAGTCTTATTCAAGATCGTGCATTCACCCGATACCCCATTACATAATAATATGGTTAATAAATAAATTTTTACTGTTGACATAATTGTATTCTATCCTATATAGTCATCATAATTAAATGAAAGGAAGTCACAATGACTGATATAACTAAATATAGAAATGTGTCCTTAACACATGATACATACAAGACATTGATAAGTTTGTCTAAGGTATTATTACCTGATGCAACATTATCTATAAGTAAGACCATTGAATCAATTGCAAATGAGAAAGCGAAGAAGTTAAATGGAAAAGTTAAAAAAGTATAACGTACACGCAGCGATCTGTCCGGACTGTAATGGGAATGGATATGTCAAAGCGTTGATAGAAGAAGGCAGAGAACACATCGTACTACAATGTAAAACATGTGACTCGGAAGGGGAGATTTATGTGGATGAGTCCGAAGTTGTGGAGTCTTATATCGATGCTGATAATTCTACAGATAGTGGTAAATTACATTAAATGATACCTGATACAGACAAAGCATACATAGCTGGCCTGTTTGATGGTGAAGGAAGTATTCACATCAGACGTGGCATTGAAAAGAAAAAGAAACACAAAGGCAAACCAGGATACAGATACTCTAATAGTCTAAGACTCTCGATGGAGATCACTATGACTGATCGTAGTGTGTTGATGTGGGTGCATGAAACGTTAGGTGTTGGCACACTGACTCCTAAAAAGGTTAAAGGTAAACGAGTTGACGGTACACCTTATCTTAAACAATATAGATGGCGATGTACTTTTCGTGACGCATACTATGTATGTGCCTTAATTTGGCCTTGGGCTCATACTAAACTGCCTAAGATACAAAGAGTCATTGAGCATTATACAGCAAACGCATTGAAAGATAATGTGAT